AAATGTTGTTACGGGTTTACCAAGAGAACCGAAGAATGGCGGGAGGGAAAAATGAGCAAAAACATTCTAATCGGGCGTAAGTGGGCAATGCCTAGTGCTAATACGTTCTCAATCCAACCGGTTAGAGAGCTGATTACGACAGTGTTGAACAAGTTACCGGATGGAGCGATTGTCTTAGACCCCTTTGCTAATCAAGCAGACATAGCAAGTACGGTGGCAATGCAGAAACTGAGTTATATATCGAACGACTTAGACCCTGACGCTCCAACGCATTATCACTTAGATGCAACAGAGTTCTTATCACTATTTAGTGATGTCGGTTTAGTCCTATACGACCCGCCTTACAGCCCTAGACAAGTTAGCGAGCATTACAAAAGGCTAGGGCATACGGTCGATATGAAAACGACACAGGCTTCGTACTGGACTAAGCAGAAAAAAGCGATTGCAAACGCAGTCAAGAGTGGTGGGTACGTCATTACGTTCGGCTGGAACAGCGGTGGGATAGGAAAATCCAACGGCTTTGAAATTGAACAGATTCTGCTAGTCCCGCATGGTGGCTGGCACAATGACACAATATGCACCGTAGAACGCAAACTTTAATATAGGACGGACTTATGCAGAATTTAAAACCAAAATAGGAAAAACGCTATGTTAGATAACCAAGTTACAATGCCCCTGTCTCACTCAGCAATAAAGTCGTTCGAGCAATGCCCGCAACGATTTTACCAAGAGAAAGTGCTAAAGAAGTTCCCCTATGTGCAGACACCACAAGCCGAACGTGGTGATATTATCCACAAAGAGTTTGAGTTCTACATCACAGAGGGAAGACCACTCACATTGCCGGACCCCACAAATGATAAGGTTGGGTTAGCCAAGCCCTATGAGAAGTGGATAAGTGCAATCGCTAGTCGACCAGGCGATAAGTTCGCTGAAGTTAAAATGGCGATTGACTGGGAAGGTAAAAAGGTAGGATACTTCAAAGGCAAAAACATTTGGATCCGTGGTCAGTTTGATTTAATGGTGCAGATTGGTGACAAAGCGTTGATGTTCGACTATAAGACAGGAAAGTCCAAGTATGCCGATACAGGACAATTAGAGTTGATGGCGTTGTTAGCGTTTATTCACTACCCAACTGTCAATGAAATCCACAGTGCGTTGATATTTGTTGAAGAAGATAAGGTTATCAAAAGTTCTTATTCTCGTGATAAAATGGCAGAGTACAAAGAGAAGTGGCTCACAAGGTCAATTCCTATTGTACAGGCACTGACAACACGCAAATTCCCGATGAAGCAGTCGGGGTTATGTGCGTATTGCCCGTGCATTGATTGTCCATATTATGCAGGAGATTAGAATGACAACAAAACGCAAACGTGATTATGCGAAGGAATACCGAGATTATCACGCTAAACCTGAGCAGATTGCTAACCGCTCTGCTCGTAACCAAGCCCGACGAACTATGGAGAAGGAAGTTGGTAAAGCTGCTTTAGAAGGCAAAGATGTAGACCACAAAAAGCCTTTGACCAGAGGGGGTTCTAATGCACGTTCTAACTTACAGGTTTTATCTGTACGTGAGAACCGTGGCACTAAGAACGTAGGGATTAAGAAAAGGAAATAGTATGGCGAAAATACACGCTATGCTGGACTTAGAGACGTTAGGGCAAAGCTCTAACGCCTTTATTGTTCAGATTTGCATTACAACATTTTCACTAGACGACCCGACATACATTAGAAAATCGTGGACAACGAATGTTGATGTGTGGGGTTTGCAAGAAGGTAGTGAAATTGACCAGTCCACAATCCAGTGGTGGCAAAAACAAGCAGTTGATGTGCGTGAACGTGTCATGAGTGGCTCGCAGTCGTTATCTAAAGCGTTGCGAGAAATGATGGAGTGGGTTGAGTGGGTGAACACGCAAGATAAAATAGATTCCTTGTGGGCAAACTCACCGAGCTTTGACTGTGTTATCTTAGACAACGCGTGCAGACGCAACCGCATTGACAATAAGCTACCTAAATTCTGGGCGTGGCGAGATATGCGGACAGTCGTGGCGTTAGCTAACGACATGGGAGCTGAGCTACCTAAACTGCGTAACACGCACGACGCTGAACAAGATGTAATCAATCAAATTAGTCTGATTGAAAAAGCTATTGATTTTATAAACCAAAAAGGTTAATATATGACAGAACTTTCCGAGAGAGAGCGACTTCTTATCGCACGAGGCGATGTCGCTATTGCAACGATGCAAGCAGTGTTAAAGGCTCTTTTACCTGCGCACGAGACAAACAGCAAAACAGCCGAGCAACTAAACGCAATCAATGCAAAAACGACGAACAGTGACCCTAGTAAGCCTACCTTGTTGTCTATTACAGCACAGGTGACGACTAAAACATCCGCCGTGTTAGCGGATGTAATTCAAGCGATTGAGACATCTAACAACGAGTTGAAATTGTTTGCTCAATACGCCGGCATCGACGACACGGTAAGCGATGCGGAAGGTAATATCGTCAATGCAATCAGAGAAAGTTCTGACTTTTATCGTGACAAGAGTGACGATGAAATACGTAAGATGGTAGGACTATGAAAAAGCGAATGAAACGACCCGTCGAGTACACCGACGGAATGACACATTTGCTCATCAAGACCAAACTCGCACAACAGATTGCACTTGCCGTGGAAGGTTGTTCGGTAAGCGACGAGTTGGGCGATGGCTCAAGGTTAAAAATGCCGTGGGATTTAGAGACGACCCAAGCAGTCGCAAACTGGATGGTGCCGACCCTATCTCCAATGTTGCGTGACTATGATTTTATAGGACGTTTTGAGCCGTATATCCACCAGTTGAAAATCTGTTCGTTCCTTACGGCGAATAAACGGGGCTTCTGTTTAGCAGACATGGGCACCGGCAAAACTGCTAGCGTGGTGTGGTCGTTAGACTACTTGTTTAAAACATCACGGATTAAGCGAGTGTTAATTGTCGGCGTGTTGTCAAATATGAAATCGACGTGGGAGGAAGAATTTTTCTCCATCAACCCGTTGTACAGGGTGGTTCTGTTGCATGGGTCAAAGGAAGACAGAGAGAGTTTAGCTCGTTCGACCGCCCATGCGTATGTCATCAACCATGATGGAGTGGAAGTTATTCAAAATACGTTGCTAGCAATGGATTTTGATGTGGTTGTGATTGATGAGCTGACGGCGTTTAAAAACGATAAATCGAATCGTTTTAAAGCGTTGTTCCCAATCTGCCAAAAAGCCCGCTACGTGTGGGGATTGACAGGTACACCAATGCCGAACAGACCTGACGAAGTGTATGGGCAAATTAAAATTGTCCGCCCGCAAAACTTAGGTTCTATCTCGGCGTTTAGGTTCAAAGAGATGGTAATGAGGAAGCACGGACCGTTCACATGGCTACCACGCTTTGACAGTGCGGAGACGGTGCGACAGCACATGCACCGTGCCATCAAAATTGAGAAGCAAGAAGTGCTGACATTACCACCTGTGAACCATACTTATATAGAAGTTCCGCTTACAAAAGGGCAAGAACTTTTCTACAAGGAGCTGAAAGAACACAAATTCGTCGGCAATGATGAGGTGTCTATCTCAGCAGTCAATGGCGGTGCATTGATGAACAAGTTACTACAAGTTGCAACAGGGGCAATCTATAACGATGACCGTGAAGCAATGAAGTTCGACGTAACACCACGCATTGAGAAAACGATTGAGCTGATTCGTGAGTCACGAGCGAAATCAACTGACCCACTCAAGGGCAAGACAATTGTGTTCGCTCCATTTAGGCACACGGTCGTGCTTCTCGAAGAAGCGTTGACCCCTCACTTCAACATAGCGGTGATTACAGGCGACACTTCTGCGAAGCGACGAGCGGAAATTTTCTACTCGTTCCAAACAGAAGGCGACATAGATGTTATCCTTGCAGTCCCCAGAACGATGTCGCATGGGGTAACAGCAACTGCGGCGAGTACAATTGTATGGTTCGGTCCAGTCACATCGAACGAGACCTACCAACAAGCGTGTAACCGTATCGACCGACCAGGGCAGACGCAAGAGATGTACATTCATCACTTGTATTCTAGTCCGGTAGAGCAGAGGCTCTACAAGACCTTGCGGGAACGCAAAGTGTCACAAGCAGATTTACTTAATTTATACAACGACTTTATAAGAGGCATTTAATATGGACGCACCACAACCAACAGTATACTTACCAGACCTAGATTTACCAACGTTAGTGCAATGGTATATCGACCTACGCAATTATAAATCAGAATTAAAACGCTCAATCGAACCTGCTATCGCACAGACAGACGAGAAAATGGAAGCGATTGAGAAAGAGTTCAACAAACGCTTATTGCAGAGCGGTGGGACTTCTGTGAAAACAGACAAAGGCACAATTTCACGTGTCCAAAAAACCAAATATCTTTTGACTGACTCTGTTGCGTTCCGTCAATGGCTTGTTGCAAATGCCGAAATCGGCTCGCAACTCGTTAGTGGTATTACGCAAGGGGAAGTGAAAGCTTACCTAGAATCCGGCGGTCAGTTACCTGACGGCTTAACAGTCGATAATTTCTTCGATATTTCTGTTAGACGTACTTAATCTGGAGTGAAACTATGAGTACAGCAATGAGCAATCCAAGTGATTTAATCCCATTCGGACAGGCTGGTGTACCAGCTTATCTGCAAAATCAACCGCACCACTCAACACTAGACGTGCAAACTATTGGCTCCGAAGTAGACCGCATTACGCAAGTTGATGGTGGTGTGGTGATTGAGGAGAACGGACTTCGTTCAACCCCGTCGCTATTTATTGACGTGGTTATCTTAGATGCTATGCCACGTGGTCGTGACACATACCGTGCCTACTATGAAGGTACGTGGAAAGAAGGCGAAAGCACAGCACCTGCGTGTTATTCCGCCGATGGCAAAGTGCCAAGCGTACACGCTGAGAAGCCACAATGTGCGAACTGTGCGAACTGTCCGCAGAACGTATCTGGTAGCGGTGCGAACGGCGAAGGTCGTGCGTGTGGTTACTTTAAACAATTAGCCGTAGTGAAATATCCTGAGCTGGATAAAATCTACCGCTTGAAAGTGGCAAGCCGTTCATTGTTCAGCAAAGACATTAATGGTGTACCAAGTCCGCTTGGCGGTTCGGCGTGGGGCTTCCATAACTACGCAAAACGTTTGCAAGAAATGAAATGTCCGTGGGAAAGTGTAGTCACTCGTGTGAGTTTGCCTAAAGGTCAAACGCATGGGTTCTTCTTCACTCCGGTGGGATATGTGCAAGAAGCCCAATATCGTCAGGCGTTGGAGTTACAGAAAGACAGCCGTATTGATGATGTGTTGACAGTTGAGTTATCAGCGGCTTTACAGTCAAACAGTTCGACTGCTCCGATGACTAACGCTTTACCTGCTCCGCCCCCTGTAATCCCAGTCGCTCCTGTATTAGTAGGTCGTGACAAATGGCTAGCGGATGCGACACTCCCACAAGAAGTGAAAAACTGGATTACCGTAGTAGACAACACAACTGCAATGAACTACTTACAAGCAAACTACCCGAACGTTTTATAAGGAACAACGTATGAGTTTACAAACCCTAAACCTACAACTCGCTTTAACTATTAACATCAACCAAGACGGTACAGCGACCGTCACGGTTAACCCTGATTTACCAGCAACAGTAAAACCTACTGAGTCGGTAGAACCCGAACAAGATATGGTAGAGGCATGCGCCGAGGCTAAAGTAGCTCGTGAGAAATCCCGTGCTAAGAAAGACACTCCAGGTCTCGCAAAACCTAAAACCGAGCAAGACACTCAAGCTCTCGCAGAACCTAAAACCGAGCCAGCCCCGCCACCGCCACCTGTGATTGTGACGGACGAAGACAAACAAGCTGTGCTTGAGAAGGCAGAGACAGCAGTGAAAGAGTCAGACAAGCCAGTGGCTACTCCGCCACCACCGCCACCACCTGTACAAACTCCGCCACCAGCCTTAACACCTGAACAGGTAGAGGCGGCACGCAAGTTACAGGCGGCAACGAAGGTGTTTGGTAATGACCCTAACTTGTCAATGGAGAACCAAAGAAGTCCTATCACCCCGCCGCCACCACCGCCTGTG